GACTATCTTTTATCTGAAGGACAAATAGAACGATTGTATGAAGAAATCTATGAAGCAATGCGAGATGAAGCTTACTAAGGAGAGTAAAGATGAATAAAGAAAGAGCAAGGGCATTAGAAGCATGGAAGGAAGACCATTTTGGTAGTAGTGCAGGATTTTCAGAAGCTTATGATGTTAAAATTGATTATAAAAAACATCCTGAAGCGTGTTGGAATTATGGAGAAGATTATGAATAGTAAAGAAATAGCTAAATTAATTACTGATAAAGTAATTGCAGGTCTTAAAGATAACCCAGGTACGTGGATGAAGTCTTGGCAATCTGATAGACCTAAAAACTTATTAACAAGTAGACCTTATTCAGGTGCTAACTGGATGTGGTTAAACATGTATCAAGGAGATAAAGATATAGGGACTAGTACTATGTGGTGTACCTACAATCAAGCTAAGACTCTTACAGGATTAGATAAACCTATTAAGAAAGGTATGAAATCTGTACCTATCTTTTTCTTTAAACCTTTTAAAGCTCAAGATAAAAAAACAGGTGAAGATAAAAACTTTAGAATGATGAGAGTATATCGTGTCTTTAATCGTGATGCTATCGAGGGTACTATAGTTATGCCAGAGGTTGATCTTATTGAGTTCCGTAAAGATAATGTAGAGAAAGTTATTAAAGAAACAGGTGCTGAATTACAAGAGGGTGCTGATAATGCGTGCTACGTTCCTTCTATGGACCTTATAAAAATACCTAAGATAACTAAATTTAAAACACCCGAAGATTATTATGCTACTACATTACATGAACTTACTCATTGGACAGGACATGAGAAACGCCTTGATCGTAAACTTAATGAAGGAAGATTTGGTAACAAAGCTTACGCATTTGAAGAGCTAGTAGCTGAGTTAGGTTCAGCTATGTTATGTAATGGATTAGGTATTGAAGGTAAGTTGCAGCATACTGAGTACATTAACTCTTGGCTGGAAGTACTTGAAAAAGATAGTAATAATATTCTTAAAGCAGCAGCTCAATCACAGAAAGCATTTGATTTTATAATGAAGACACCTAAATATGAGGAGAAATAAAATGAATACAGATTTATTAGATGAGTTTTGTATGAAACAATATGGTCATAACAACTGGATTCAAATAAATAATTCCGGTATTTCTGAACAAATTGATGAAGAGGAAGAAGATTATATAGCTATTGTCTTTCTTAAAAAAGACTGCTATGATTAATTAGTATACTATGTTATACTATTAATTTAAACTGGAGATATGTATGAGATGTATAGCATGTAACAAAGGACTGTCAGATTATGAAGCTACTAGAAAACACACAGTCACTAATGAGTTCATAGATCTATGTAATGAATGTTACTTTGATATAGAAGAAAGTATTGCTGCAATAGAAAGAGAAGATCTAATGCACCCTGAAGACGAGCCCGAATTACCTAGTAAATAAGGATAGTCATGAGTTTATTTATAAAACATATACCCTGCCCTAAGTGTGGTAGTAAGAATAATCTAGGAGATTATGATGACCACCAGTATTGCTTTGGTTGTCAGTATTATGTACATAAAACAGACACAGCATCTCTAAGGGCTAGAATCAATCGAGGTGAGACAAAGCAGTCAGATGGCACTCTGATATCAACTACTAAAGATATTCCACAAGAAGCTATGCAGTGGCTGCTAAAATATAACATTACTCCTGATGAGATAAATAAATACAAAATCAAGTGGAGTAATCCATCTAAAGTATTAGTATTAATACAGACAAATTCCTACTGGCAAGGTAGAAACTTTGGCTATGGTCAACAGAAATATAAGAGTCAAGGTATGAAACCCTTGACAATATATGGAAAAGGTGGTACAGTTATACTGGTCGAAGACGTTCTATCTGCTATCAAAATTGCAAGAACAAAAGAGTTTGCAGCAATTCCAGTATTAGGTAGCAGCTTATCAAAAGAACATGAGGTTAAATTAATCAGATGCTTTAACAGTATATATGTCTGGTTGGATAGAGACAAGGCAAAAAATGCTATTCAAATTAAGAATAGATTACGCAGCAAAGGAATAACTAGTCGAGCAATCATCACTCCTCTAGATCCTAAAGAGTATAACAAAACGGAGATAACACAATGGTTGAAGAGTTGATATTAAATTTATTTTGTAATGATAGAAATTACTTTACAAAATACTATAAGTATGTTAACATTAATTATATAAAGATTAATTATGTTAATCTATATAAGATGTTCTTAATAGTTAATAGTTATTATAATAAGAATAGTAATGAATCTATTAGTAAAGTTAATTTATTACTAGAGTATAATACTAATTACTTATTACAAGATTCAGAAAGAGTAGAGCTATCTGATCTATTAGATAGGATACTAACAGATGACATAGATAATGTAACAGCTATCACCTCTTTGTTAGAAGAACACAGAAGACGTGCGTTAGCAGGAGATATTGCAAGACTAGCATTAGATGTAGAAGAAGGTAGTGCCAAGATAGATGACCTAATCAATAAGTTCTCTGAGTTTGAGCATCAAGAAGTAGAGGCTGATGTACCTGAAGCAGTTAACATGGAACTATCAGACTTATACCAAGCACAGATAGGAACACCGGGATTACGTTGGAGATTAAAATGGCTTAACCAATCACTAGGTTCTTTACGTAAAGGTGACTTTGGTTTCATCTTTGCTAGACCTGAAACAGGTAAGACTACGTTCTTAGCTAGTGAAATAACACATATGATTCAGCATACTGAAGGAGATATCATATGGTTTAACAACGAAGAGCAAGGTAAGAAAGTAGCTATCAGATGTTACCAAGCCTTGCTCAATGTTAATAGCCAACAACTATTTGACAACATAGATGACAACAGTAAGAAGTATAAAGAGATGACAGGAGGTAGGCTTAAGATATATGACTTTGAAGATTCATCTACAACAGGTAGGATAGAACAGATACTAAAAGAATCTAACCCAGCATTAGTTATCTTTGACCAGATAGACAAGATCAAAGGGTTTAAAGCAGATCGTAATGACTTGCAGCTTAAGCAGCTATATCAATGGGCTAGAGAATTAGCTAAGACATATGCACCAGTAATAGCTGTGAGCCAAGCAGGCGGAACAGCAGAGAATAAACTATGGTTAACAATGGATGATGTAGACAGTAGTAAAACAGCAAAACAAGGAGAAGCTGACTGGATACTAGGTATAGGTAAGGAGACAGATAACACTAGTAACATGAGATACTTAAACATTAGCAAGAATAAATTGCTAGGTGATAAAGATAGTCTACCTGATCTACGACATGGTAATTCAGCAGTAATTATTAAACCAGAATATGCGAGGTTCATGGACAAATGAAATACTTAACACTAGATGTAGAAACAAACATTAGCAACAAAGGTAATCCCTTTGACCTAACTAACAAGCTAATGTTAGTAGGACTAAAAGATAAAGGTATCTATGATATCGAATACTCCGTTGACCCCTATAAGGAATTGCTAGATACCATCCAAAATGCTGTGGATGAGGCAGATGTGCTTGTAGGGTTTAACATCAAGTTTGACTTGCATTGGTTACAAAGATATGGTATAGTATTTAAAGACAAGAGAATATGGGATTGTCAATTAGTAGAGTTTATACTAAGGAATCAATCACAACCTTATCCATCTTTAAATGCAGTTGCAGAGTACTACGAGTTAGGTACTAAGTTAGATGAAGTAAAAGAAAACTACTGGAAGAATGATATTGATACTGACAAAGTACCTCTTGACATACTTACAGACTATCTTTTACAGGACTTAGCACTAACAGAGAAAGTTATGTATGAACAAATAAAAGAATTAGAATCACGTCCTGAGCTTAAAAGACTTATCTCTTTACATAACCAAGACCTAATGGTACTACAAGAGATGGAGTTCAATGGACTTAACTTTGAATATGATTGGAGTAACACACTTGGACATGAGCTGGAAGAACAGATTGCAAAACTTAATGCTAGGCTTTTTAAATATCATAATTACCCTGACTTTAATCCCAATAGTGTGGATCATCTTTCTGCTTTTCTTTATGGTGGAAACATTAAGGCTAAGCGTCAAGTACTTATTGGTGAATATAAAACAGGACCTAAGAAAGGTGAGGCTAAATATAAATGGGAAGATTACACAATACCATTTGAAAGGAAAGTTACACCTATCAAAGGTTCAGAGCTTGCCAAAGAAGGTTTATACTCTACTGACGAAAAGACTATTAAAAGTCTTAAGGGTAACAAAGAAGCTATGGAAGTACTAAACATAATACTTACACGAGCAACATTAGAAAAACGAATGACAACTTATTACTTTGGTCTAACTAAACTAACGGACCTAATGAATTGGAAGAAAGGTAAGATACATGGGCAGCTCAACCAATGTGTTGCCAAAACAGGAAGGTTAAGCAGCAGTAAGCCTAACCTACAAAACTTTGATGGAGAAATTAAAACACTCTTCACATCTAACTATGGAGATTAACATGAGTGCAGACAAACAACAACATGACATGCAGCGACAGATGGAAGAAGCACACCATCACCATACAGCATACGAGTTCAGTGAAATGATACTATCTCTTGGACCTAATGCAGTACTAGCCTTACTAAATGAGGATGCTAAACGTGAGCTAAGGCAAAGTATTATCATCGAATACAACCACAGATTAGTGGAAACTACAGGACTATAATATGTTATTAAACGCAGATGCTAAACAACTTGAATGGATAGGAGCAGCCTATCTATCACAAGATCCAACAGCAATCAAAGAGATACTCAATGAAGTTGACCAACATGCAGACAATCAAAAAAGATTTGGACTGCCTGACAGGTTAACAGCTAAGACTTTTGTATTCAGATTAATTTATGGAGGGAGTGCGTACTCATACGCTAACGACCACAGCTTTAAAAACATAGGTAATGAATCATTCTGGCAAAGAGTTATCGAAGAGTTCTATGCTAAGTACAGTGGTCTTAAAGATTGGCATGAACAGATATTCTTTAGAGCTAAGAAAGATAACTGTTTAGTTATGCCTACAGGTAGACGTTATGATTACTATCCAGAAATTAATAGTCAAGGTAATCCTAAGTTTCCACGAACAAGAATACTAAACTACCCAGTACAAGGGTTAGGTGCAGACTTAATGGCTATAGCTAGAGTATCCTTGCGCAATAGACTTAAAAGTAAACACAGTATACAATTAATAAATACAGTTCATGATTCAATAATGCTTGACTTTGATCAGAAAGTATGGGATACTAATAGTATAATAAAGTTAGTTGATAAATGTTTTAATGACGTACCTCTTAACTTTGAAAAGTTATTTGGTAAAAAGTTCAACCTTCCCATGAGAGTTGAATGTCAAATAGGACCATCATGGGGTAACATGGAGACTATAAATGCAAATTAGTATTATAGATGTAGGAAGTTTAAATACGCATTCAGCTAAGAATGGTAGACAATACCAGTCATTAGAGATAACGTATAAGAACGAGCAAGGACAAGCTCAATCCAAAAAGCTTATGTCATTTAGTGCACCTGATGTATTCAAAGCTGCACAAAGCTGGACCAAAGGAGACAGCGTTAACGTCTCTACTAAAAAAGATGACAATGGTTATTGGCAATGGATTAAGATCCTTGGTGAAGGAGAAGTAGATAGTCAAGCAACTGTAGGAGCAGCAGTAACACAAGCAGCTAAACCTGCAGCAGCTAGAACTAGTAACTATGAAACACCAGATGAAAGGGCAGCAAGACAAGTAATGATTGTACGTCAGTCTTCTCTTTCAAATGCTGTAGCAACCCTAGCCTTAGCAGGTAGCAATACAACACAAGGTAGTCCTAGTGAAGTTATAGCCCTGGCTAAGCAATATGAAAACTGGGTACTAGGTAGTAAAAATGAGCCATCACTAGATGACTTTCCAGATGATGCACTTATTTAGGAAATAAAATGGAAGCACTAATTGACCATGATTTAGTATGTTTTAGAAGTGCAGCAAGTGCCGAAGATGATTCGCTAGATATAGCAATCTACCGAGCTAACCAACTTATGGATAGGATAATAGAGAAAGTAGGAGCTACAAAGTATCGAGCTTTTCTTTCTCATCCTATAAACTTTCGTAACGATGTCTTAACAACTTACAAAGCAAATAGGAAAGGTAGAGTTAAACCTAAGCATCTCCAAGCATTGAAAGATCATGCACTAGAACATATGGGAGCAGAGTTAGCTGCCGAGGGGTTGGAAGCTGATGATGAGATGTCAATAAATCAAACACAAGATACAATCATATGCACTCTTGATAAAGATTTATTGCAAGTACCTGGTAAACATTTCTCATGGGAAATTAGTGGTAAGAATTGGACAAGACCTGATACCTTCTTTGAACAAACAGAACTTGAAGGTCTTCGTCTATTCTTTGAACAGTGTATTATAGGAGATACCTCAGACAATATAGTAGGTATAAAAGGACTAGGAAAAAAGAAAGCTAAGAACATGTTAGGTAGTTGTGAGAATGCTGAAGAGATGTTTATAATCGTTCAGGATTTATACAATGATAACGATAGGTTTATTCGTAATGCTACATGCCTATGGATGAAAAGGTTTTTAGAAGATAATTGGAGAGATAGGTTTGAACAATTTCAAAAGCAAACTGGAGGAGAAAGCCTGGATCTTACTGAAAAAGAATTTTCCATCAGTTAAATATGAACCAGAAGATATCGCTTATATACAGCCAGAGAAAGAAAGAAAGTATACACCAGACTTTAAGATGGCAAACAATGTATTTATAGAAGCCAAAGGTAAGTTAGATTTAGATACTAGACAGAAAATGGTTTGGTTTAAAGAACACAATCCGAATGTAACCATTATCTTTTTGTTTATGAATCCTGACAA